ACGGCGGGAAATAAACGAGGCCATAGGCAGGATAATGACGAAGAGATTTAAGGAGTACGTAAATGAAGACGTTTTTGTGCAAAGGATGCCTTGAGGAGATTCCAGTCGAGCAGTCCAGCCCTGACCCAAGGTACTGCGTGGATTGCTACCGTTTCCTGGTGAAAGAAGCAGCTAAGACAAAGAAGGCAGGCAAATGGGTTCCTGTAGTTGGAGGAACGGTGCCTGACCTTTCAGTCCAACCAGGTGATCGCATTAAAACCAGCGATCGCATTGATTCGGACTTCTCTGTGGTTAAGTCCGTTGACGGCGATAGCATAGTCACAAACCACGGCAAGTACACGATTTACGATGTTATTGAAATACAACAGAAAGGAGGGGCATTTGTGGCAGCTCAGGACAATCTGGCCAAATGCAGGGCAACTCTGGCCAAGGTAATAGGTAGAAACGACCAGCGGGTAATAGACTTATGGAAGTCCAAGGTTGCGCAGGCAGAACAGCTTTGCATAGACACAGGCACAAACAAGGCTACTGGTTCCTCCAATGGACATGCTTGCTGTTGTGGTTGCGGCGCCATAACCAATAAAGGCAAGTACTTTATGCAGGGGCACGACGCACGTCTGAGGTCAATGCTGGCAAAGCTCGATTCAGGCAGGATCAGCTTACATGACCTGCCAAACTCTGTCCAGAAGATGATAGCTGATGACCATCCCATAATAAAGCAGATGAGACACCATTAAGTTGTCACCGTGTCACTACGTCACAGCTGTGAGTACAAAGTGTAAGCGTGACAAGTATAACAGCGTCACTGTGTCACTGTTGTGAATTTACAGTGTAAACGTGACATATTGTGGCTGGAGTGCCTTCCCTATCTATTCTTTTATATTATGATACACTGTGAATTCACAACGGTGACACGGTGACACGGTGACACACAACGGTGACATAGTTACAACTGGAGTATATTGACAAGCTTGCAAATATTGATGTTTAATTGTAGTATGACAGAACCAACGTTTGGATGCGTTTTCGGGCGAGACTTGGACGAGGCAGGACGTATTGCTGCCGGTGGCAGGTCTGATGGCATTGTCCAAGGCATAGACTACGACAGGGAAGTAAGGCATGACCTACGTGGAAGGCCGGCCGCCAAGACACGGCATGTTTACCCAACCACAAGGTATGGCAGGTCTGTCAGGTCTATCAGGCGCATGTTGAGTGGGGTAAAGGCAAAAGCAACTGAAGACACTTCTGGTTGGTAAGTTGGTAAGCTGGTAAGAAGGAGGAAATTATGGATATAGACCCCAGGGAATTCATTGTCCCAGCTTCGGACGTGAAAGGCCATTCTGACCGCATATGGGTGAGGATACAGTCTGGGCATGACCGGCAAATGAGCATTGTGTTGAACAGTAAGTGGTTTCCATACCGGTCAAAGGGTGACATTGTAAGGCATGCCATACAGAGACATCTGGCTTGGCTGGAGACGCTTAGGCCGGTTCCATCAGTGACGGCGCAGGTAGACTCGATCATCGAAATCCTAAGAGAAGACGAATTCAATGAGGAGGTGCAGGAAGTGGTAGGCAAACTGGAGGAACAGGTAGGCCGCTACCTGGCGCAGGGCAATTCTGGGAGGGCTAAGTCGCTGATCTCAAGGGTTATCGCCAAAATTGACCAGATGCCGGAATCGGAGTGGAAGGACATTTACCGTAAATCAATCACAGACAGGTACTCAGGACTGCTAAGCGGGGAATCGGTAAACTTTGGTGGCCTATGATTCCATCACCATCTCGGTTGCTCAACATTGACAATTTCCACGACTGGTATCCAAACCAGGAGAAGGCCGTGCTAAGCGTGCTTGACTGGATCAATGGCGATGGGAAATTTCTGTGCTTGGACGCGCCAACCGGTTCGGGCAAGTCACTGATAGCGATACTGGCGTCCAAGCTGAGCGGAAAACGCACCGTGATTCTCACCGTAACCAAAGGTTTGCAAGACCAAGTGCTAAGGGACTTCTCGTGCGTTGGCGTCACCGATGTAAAAGGACAGAACAACTTCTCCTGCCTTATGTTGCCTGACTTCAGGGCGGATGAGGGACCTTGCCATGAGATGTTGCAGTGCCCATACAGGGAGAATGGATGCATATACTATCAACAGCTGAATAGGGCGCTGGCGGCGGACATAGTGATTACCAATTACGCATACTACATGGCGCAGACGAGGTTCAGCTCTGGTCTTGGGCGTGTAGACCTGCTTATAATGGACGAAGCGCATATGGCGTTTGGGGCTATTGAATCCCACCTGAAAATAAGCATAAGAAATGGGGATACAGAACCTTTCGGAGTCCGAGTGCCGAGGGACAACCTTGAATGGCAGGAATGGCAGGACTGGGCTGTCAGTAACTCCGGCACAATGCGGCGTTCCGTAGAACAACTTGAGCTTCAAGTTATGGAATTGAGGGATGCTGGTCAGCCGGCGCCAAGCTCATTGCTGGCATCTTTCAGGGCAGCAAGGTCCACATACCGCAAGATCGTTGGATTGGCGGAGGCGAAAGGCAAGTGGGTTAGCCAGCCGGTCGGCCGTGGTTTTACGTTCACGCCGATCTGGGTGTCCCAGTACGGAGAAGTACTGTTTGGCGGCGTGAACAAGGTAATGCTTATGTCTGCGTTGATGTCGCCCAAATCGGCGAGTGCGATAGGGATTGACTCAGCTGCGTGGGTAACCGTTGGCTCTACCTTCCCGCCGGCTAACACTCCTGTTTGGCATATCCCAACTGCTCGCATAAACAGCAGGGTAGACGATTATGGCATTAACCTATGGGTAGCCAGGATAGACCAGATAATAAGCAGGAGACTGGATCGCAAAGGCATCATTTTCACTGTAAGTTACAAGAGAAGGGACCTGTTGCTGCAGATGTCGAGGTACCGCATGCTAATGTTTAGCCACGGCACCAGAGATGTAGTTGAGATGGTAAACAGGTTCAAGGCTGCGAAACCGCCGGCAGTATTGGTGTCGCCGTCGGTTACGTCTGGTTGGGATTTCCCAGAGGACGATTGCCGGTACATCGTAATTGGCAAGATACCATACCCAGACACGCAGGACCCGGTTATGGTAGCCAGACAGGAGAGCGACAAGGACTGGTCGAGCTTTGTCGCAATGAATACGCTGGTGCAGGAGGCAGGAAGAGGCACAAGGTCTGCCACAGATAAATGTGAGGTTTTCATTGTGGACGACTCTTGGAAATGGTACTGGCCGAAGTACCGTTCGTACGCGCCGGAGTGGTTTCAGGAGAGAGTGCGTGGGTCACTAACAAGCGTTCCTGATCCGATAGTTGACAACTTCACAAATATTAGTGTTTAATGGGGGTGTTTATGGGAAGAGCATAAGTTAAACAGGCGACAATAAATGACAATAACAAAAAACAGGAGGTAAACATGGTATCAATTAGACCGTCAGAAATGACCGAAGGAGGGGCAGTACCCGTTGACCAGAATTTAAGGGTCAAGGAAGCGAGGTTCGTGCTCTTCGACTACCAAGGCAAGGCAAAAACGACCACGGCGGCCATGCTCGTGCTCGTGTCGGATGATGGGGTTGAATACATCCAGCATTACAGTGCGGCAGACCCAACCAGGTTCATCCCAAGCCAAGATGGTAAACAGCTAATAGCCGTTGGTTCTGCGTCATCCATATCCAAGTCGAGCAACTTCCATATGCTGATGAGCAATCTGGTTAGCGCAGGGTTCCCAGAAAACAAACTTGGATCGGACATATCGGCACTTGAGGGGCTGTACGCATACTGGATCGGCGTTCCTGAACCGAGCAGGCCTGGCTTGCAGAGGACGGCAGAGCAGGAATCCAGACAGAAAGTGGTTCTTTGCCCATCCCAAATCCACAACCTGCCGTGGGAAAAGAAAGCGGCCAAGCCCAAGCCACCGGTAGCTCAGTCAGCGCAGTTGTCAATGCAATCACCGGCACAACCAGCACAATCACCAGCACAATCAGATGGCTACACGTCTCTGGCAGCTCAGTTTGTTAGGGGATTGGTTGACGAGCTTGGTTCCATAACAAGGCAGGATTTGGCGGTGAGAGTATTCAAGGACTTGTCCAAGGACCCAAACCGCGACCAGATCGCAACCTTGGTGTTCTCACCGGCGCTACCTGCGCTGTTAATCGCCAACGGAATGAAGCTTGACGGCGAGGTAATCACAGCGCAGGAGTGACACAGGAAAGTCGGCAGGAAGTTACGTAGCAAAAGTTGACAGGAAGTTACGTAGCAAAAAAAAAATGCCAAATAAGTAAGATTTACAGGAAAGTCACAGGAAAGTCACAGGAAAGCCAACAGGAGGGCAACAGTGATAACAAGGCCAAAGACTTTGAACGGGCTCACAACCAGGTACAGGACCGGCTGCGGCTGGGTCTACGTGACGGTGAACTCTCTGGACGGCAAGATCGTTGAGGTGTTTGCTAGGACAGGGAAATCAGGCGGATGCGGCGGAGCATTTCTGGAGTCTCTTGGGCGGACGTTGTCTGTTGCCCTCCGGTCTGGCGCAGACCCTGAGGAAATAGCTAAGCAGTACGATGACGTAAAATGCTATGGGCAAGGTTGGGATGAAGGCGAGCAAGTGAATTGCGTCACAGCTATCGCCAAGGCAATCAGGTTTGCCTTAGATGAGAATAGGATGGACAGTAATGGAAATACCAATTGACCTTGAAGAAGTGGCAGACATATGCGATGAAAATAGCCTGATCAGGGACAACAGCCGGTGGCATGTATCAAACCTAATATCGTCAGCATATTTGATCAGCAAGGGAGACATTCATTACCATGAATCGGATGAACCAACCGGCATAATGAGTTTGGGTAGGATTTGGGAAACGGCCGCAGACTCATATCTGAAGCATTGGGCGAACAAACGTGGCGGGCTGTACGTGCCTAACTGGGTGGATAGCCTTGACGATATCGTAGCAAACCTGGACGGCGTGATGTTACTGCCAGACAAGCCAATGTCTGTAGTTGAGGTAAAGCTAAGGTTCACAATGAATAACGAGATTCCCATCAGGCATCTGCAGCAAATCCGAGCTTACTGTAAGGTGCTTGACACCACCAAGGCAATTTTCATGATCCTGAACATATCGAGCGCACCGCCAATGGCCAAGGCACGTCTCGAACTGCTCGAATTTACGCAACAGCAAATTGATGAAAACTGGCAGATGTTGATCAATACCAAACGGTATCTTGAATCACGCGGCATTAGGCCAATGGCCAGAAAGGAGAAAAATGACGACAATTCAACAGCTTAAAGAAATTGGTTTTTCGGATAACAAGATAGAAACGCCACGCAGGCTGATTGTGAGCGTGGCCGGCCGTGAGAAGTCTGGCAAGACTCATTTCGCATGCACAGCCCCTGAACCTATTCTGTTCTTCAACATAGACGTTGGAACTGAGGGCGTAGTGGGCAAATTTCAGGACGGCTTAGACGGCCATAAACCAAAACAAATTCTGATCTATGACGTGCGATTGCCGAAGTCGAGCGGTTCAAACAAGGATGTTTACGGACCTTTGTGGCTTGACGTCAAGTCGAGGCTGTCTGCGGCATACGGGTTAGGCAGGGGCACAGTGGTAATAGACACGGCAACTGAGGCTTGGGAACTGGCGCGTCTGGCTCATTTCGGCAAGCTCACCCAAGTGATGCCGCATAACTATGTAGAGGTTAACAATGAGTGGAGGGAAATGCTGAGAATGGCGTATGACTCAGATATGAACACTGTTCTGATACACAAACAAAAAGCCAAGTACGTCAACAACGTGCGCACTTCTGAATGGGAAACGGCCGGCTTTGGTGAGATTGGCTACCTTGTGCAGGCTAATTTCCTGACGTACCGAGATGACACAGATGGCGGTCCGGCGTTCAATATGCTGATACAGGACTGCAGGCAGAATCCAAATTTAAGCGGTCAAGTGCTTAGGGGTCCAATGGTCGATTTTGGGTTCATTCTTGACTTGGTACACTCAAAATGAGTATGCTGTTCAGGGTCATTGTGGCTGATCCGCCGTGGGAGAACCCGCCAACCGGCGTAATTGGGTACACCGGCAAAAAGCTTGGAAATGGCCATTGGGGGTCTCCTATTATAGATGGGTGGTATAAGGACAAAAAGACAATTCCATTGCATGTGCTATGCTCGGCCAAGCTTCCACTAATGGACAACTCTTGCCTGTTTTTGTGGTGTCCGGCGAGTGGCGTACCTGATGCAGTTGCGCTAATGGACGCCTGGGGGTTCAAGTACAAAACATGTTTCGTTTGGGTTAAGGTTAAGGCAGACGGTGACGTACGGCCGTCGCCAATTGGGTACTGGAGTTATGTGGTGCATGAAATGTTGTTGTTTGGCATACATGGCAAGTTTAAAAGAGACACTGTGGCTGCGCCATTCCAGTCCGTGTTCATGGAGAAATTCACAAAAGGACATGGGTACAAACCTGACGCGGTGTACGAGAAGATTGCTGGCGCTTATGCTGGTCCATACCTTGAGCTATTCGCAACCAAGCGCCGGCCTGGGTGGTTTGCATATGGCAATCAGCTCGACGGAGGCTCTGACATTTCAATACCGGAGTGGGAATCGTGATCTACGTAACAGACAAGCCCAACGACAGGGACATGGCTCAACTGTTAGGAAAACTTGCCGTGGTTGCCCCTATACCGTTCGGTGACTGCGTTTTCTTTGGCAAGTCGGAGGACGGAGAGGTAAGGGTCCTAATTGAGCGCAAGAAAGTTGGCGACATGGCAAACTCAGTTGTGGACGGCAGATATCTAAACCAGGCCAGGGCTGCTCATGGCGCCGGTTTCAGCCCGCTAATTCTGATCGTTGAGGGTCATTTCCGACCAAATAAAATGAACGGATTAGTTGAGACGCCGCATGGCGATGGATGGTCAGAAGTCGTTCCGAACATATCGTACACAAGGTTTGATACTTATCTGGACGAGCTTGGGCTTTTCTTGGGGGTTATAGTGAAAAGATCGCTGTCCGTTAATGAAACGGTAGCGCAGGTGAAGAACCTGTGGCAACTGTTTCAGCGGCCTCCGTCTGAGCACCAGTCGCTAAAGCAGCTGTACACGGCGCCTGCGCCAGGGGTGCTGTTGTCCAAGCCAACGATAGTGCGCAGGGTAGCAAAGGAACTTGACGGAATTGGCTGGGAGCGTTCCATTGCCGTCGCCGACAAATTCAAGACCATACGCGCCATGGTGAACGCTAACGTTGATGACTGGCAATCTATACCTGGCATAGGAAAGAAGACGGCCGTTAAGGTGGTCGAGCAGCTCAACGGTGGTATAGGGCAGGTGGAACCGTGAAGTGCAGGAATTGTGGAGCAGACTTAGGCAGACCAAAACCAAGTGACCGCGTTGGCCACAACCTGAGCAGCTCCACTGTAGACATACCAACCAAGCATGTTAAATACGTTAAAGTGTGCCAAATCTGTGGATACAGGAACATTCGATATTTGAAGTAGGAGGAAAAAATGGAAATAGATATCAGTGACGACATGTTGATGGTGGTTGTGGATCACTTGAGCAAGAGGAAGCTTGTACTGTATGACCAAGGTGATTACGCTGACCATCCCGAAAAGTACGCCAAACAAGGAAAAGCGATCAAGGAATTCATGCGTGAGTGCAAACGTGAGTGCAAGCACTGGTAAGGATGTAAGAAGCTGCGACCAATTGGATGTAAGAAGCTGTAGCCGGTGTGAGCTGAGAAAGGGATGTAGAGGACCCGTTCCAGGTGAGGGTCCATGTCCATCTACGGTGATGCTTATCGGGGAAGCGCCTGGAGAGGAGGAGGACCGTGTTGGCAGGCCGTTTGTTGGTAAGTCAGGCAAGCTTCTCGACAGCATGTTGGTAAAGGCTGGACTGTCCAGGGAATCCGTATTCATAACCAATGTCGTGAAGTGCAAACCGGCAAAAGGCAGTCCTGTATCCAAATTTGTAGGTTACTGCCAAGATTGGTTAACGGAAGACCTTCTGCGCGCAGACCCAAAGGTGGTAATGCTGATGGGTGCAACGGCCATTCATGCCGTACTGGGAAACGGCACGGTTGACCACCTGCACGGAAGGCCGAGGCTGATTGGTGAACGCATTTACTTGCCGGCATATCACCCAGCAGCTACGCTGTACGATACATCTCTGCTTAGATTGCTGTTCGACGATTTCAGCGCACTGGGCAAATTAGTTGCCGGAGCTGATCCAGCAGAGTTGATGGCCGTCGATGAATACGCTAATCCGACCTATTCACTGGTGAGGAATGGGAAGCCGGCAGGAGCAATTGACATAGAGACTGTAGGCGGGAAAGCGTGGTCTATCCAGTGGAGCGACCAGCCAGGCCTGGCTTTCATGTCCCATGAAGTGCCGAAGCGGGTTGACAAGGCCATCGTTCACAACTATCTGTTCGACGCTAACTATATAGAAATAAAGAATCCGGTTGACACGATGGTAATGGCCTATCTGCTTGGGCTTCCACAGGGGCTGAAGGAGCTGGCCAGTCGGCTGTGTGGAATGGAAATGAAGAGCTACGATGACGTTGTTCTGCCAGGCAGGAGGGAGAAGGCAAGGGCGTATCTGGAGGCAGTGTCACGGCGCAACTGGCCTGATCCTGAACCGGTGGAGGAAATCGGTTGGGATAACAAACAGGGCAGGATTGTCACCAAGTTTCGCAAGCCGTTTAATATAAAGCGTAAGGTAAACAAAATACTTGCCGACTGCGTGAGTGACCCAAGCATTGACCCGTACAAGAGGTGGATGGAAATAGACGAACGTGAGCGGAGTCTGGTTGAGGCATCCATGGGCGTGCTTGAGGACTCCAACCTCGCAGATGTGCGTGAAGCTGATGCCGTTTACTATGGGTGCAGGGATGCCGATGCCACTATCAGGGTTTATCAGAAGATGGCGAAAATGGTCGAAGACAGCAACCTGTCATATGTGCTTAACCAGATAGACCTTCCGGTGCTTCCTATCGTGAAGGAGATGATGGATAACGGAATAGCCCTTGACGTTGAATACTTTAAATCCCTGTCCGCCGAGTATGGCAAGAGGATGGAGGAGGCAGCAAGCTCCGCCGCTGAGAAGGCAGGTGAACGTTTCAATCCAAACTCATCGGCGCAGGTGGCCAAAATAGTCTATGACAAGCTTGGGTTTAAAGCGACGGCATGGACTGCGTCCCATCTGGTGTCTACGGATGACCGTGAGTTGAAGAAGATAAAACACCCTATAATCACCGACATCCTTGAGTACCGCAGGTTGGCCAAGAACAAGGACTCGTTTATAGACGCATTGCTGTCAAAAGCCGTCTGGGACACTATCACAAGCACGTACAGGATACACACTACAATAAAAGCCACCAGGACTGAAACCGGCCGGCTGAGCAGCTCTGGACCAAACCTGCAGGCGATTCCGGTGCGTTCCACCAAGCAGATACGAGGTGGGCTGGTGGCTACGCCTGGTTTTGTGATGGTTGCCTCAGACTACGACCAGCAGGAAATGAAGGTCATGGCGCACTCAGCCAGCTGTAAGGCTCTGATTGATATGTTCAACAGGAACGAAGACGTGCACACAGCCACGGCCGCCCGCATATTTGGCATTCCCTACAGTGAGGCCAAGGAAGAGAAGTATCGATATCCAACCAAACGCCTGAATTTCGGCGTGATTTACGGCATCACCCCAGAGGGTCTTGCGGCAGATATTGAAGAGCACACCTACGACACCAACACGGACAAGTGGTCAGTTGATGACTGTTCACGCTTGATTAAAGAGTGGTATACGCTATATCCAGAGGTGAGTGATTACCGGATGGAAATGGCAGCGTTCGCCCGCCGTAATGGGTATGTATGTGATATGTTTGGGAGAAGGAGGTTCGTGCCAGAGGTGATGTGCCCAATAAAGTCAGTACAAGAGGCTGGGGTACGCCAAGCCGGTAATATGCCAGTCCAGTCAGGTTCAGCCGGCATCACCAAACTGGCCATGATTAAGCTCTGGAAGTCAAGGCCGCCTGGCGTGCGCTTTCTGTTGCAGGTTCACGACGAGATCATAGTTGAAGCCCCCAGCAGCAGCCTTGACGTATGCGTGGCGTGGATGAAGGCGATGATGAGCGATGTGGTGAAGCTGTCCGTGCCATTGACAGTGAGCGTAAAGTATGGACCAAATTGGGGTGAGCTGGTGAGCTGGTGAGTTAGCGAGTTGTATTGACAGGTTCACAAACTATATCGTATAATGAGTATAACGGAGGTGAAATGAACACAGTAGAGTTAGTATCAGCAATATACCAAGCAAGGCAGCAGAAGTCCGCCATTGAGAAGACCGAGAAGACACTGTTAGCCGAGTTGAAGAAATCGCTCGATGCCGAGCTTGAAGCAGCCGGCGGAAAGCTTCCCGTGGGCGATTTCACTGTACAGCGCATAGCCGGCTCCAACGCATCGATTAAGGCTGATTTGCTGATGGAGCGGGGCGTCTCACCGGACGTCATTCAGTACGCAACCAAGATAACAGAGTATTTCCAGTACAAGATTGCGAAGGATGGAAGCCAGAATGCAGATGGTAGCAATCCAGCATAAATGCGTTCGTTGTGGGAGTGACGAATGGACTAAGGAAGCGGGCTATTATGAATGCCTGAAGTGCGGTTTCCACTTCTATGGCGATCCCAATGAACCAGACACATGGTGCGATTTCTGCGGGGTTGTTCATCCGGCCACAATGAGACAGTGCCCGAATTGCGGCGTTGACGGCCAAGAAGTCAGGGGGGTTAGATAATGAGAGTTTTAGTGGCATGCGAATTCTCTGGAATTGTCAG